TCTTCACCCATGTGATCAGCAGCCTTATAACGCTTATCACCTGCCTTCATTTTCTGATAAGCAGGAGTGTTTGCCTTTTTATCAGCATTGGTGACAGTCATGCGGGTGTCTTTTTTCTCTGGTTGAGTGCCACCATAGACTGCTTCTTTGATCATTTCGTAGATTTCTTCGTCAAGTTCAATCAATTCTAACACTTCACCACCAAGTTCCTCAGCGACTTGTTCCAGTTTAAGTTCTGGATCAATGACGACCTTGTTCTTAATGTTCTTTTCTTTGATCTGCTTGTCTTGCTCTTCCTTGTCAATGACTTCGACCAGTTCAGATCTCCAATCTGAGAAAGATTCTTTTTTAGTCTTGGGCACACAGTTAGGAACCATCCTACCACCCTTTTTCTTCATACCCACTTGCTTGTGAGAATCCCAACAGGGATCACCATCGCCCTCTTGCACCTCTTCTACATCTTCTTTCATACCTTCTTTCTTACCCATCGCCTTACCAATTGCCTTACGGCGCTTCATTAGGTAAGAATCAGTGCTGTCTTTCTTACCATCATTGTTGACATCACCATCTTCCTTACCAACAGGATCAAGTGCCTCAGTCTTGTACTGAGGATGGTCATCCAGTTTCATGCCACGCTTCTTTTCAAGACGTGCTTTCTGCTCTGCTGAATCATTACCTCTAATATTAAGTTTTCTTTTCTGGTCTACGTTCTTTTGAAGTGCTTGAAACTTCTTCATGGACGCTTCATCGGCAGCGTCACCTTCACTCATCTTAGCACGTTTGGCAGCAGTCTTTGCTTTGATGCGCTCTCTTGCAGCATCCTGCTCGCTTTTAGGAATATTGAACATGTTACGATCTGTCTTTAACTTCTCCTTAGGAGGTTCGATCTTGTAACCGTTCATCTCAGCATAAAGCGAGTTGAGTTCTTCAACTGCCTTGCGACTTGCGTGAATATCCATGAAATTAAGACTTTTTCTTATTTTTATTTATGAAATTTTTGATTGCCTTGGTGCCAGTCATCTTCATAGTGTACTCTCTAAATGCATCAGTTCCCACCTCTCTTTGAGAAGCAGGGACACCAGACACCTCAGTGTACTCTGTGATATCACGAATCCAAGACTTGAACATAATGTTGTCCTCAGTGACACAGATCAAATGATTTGTGCCACGACGGGTAATCTTACCAATCAATCCGTTATTGAGGTTCTCTACAAGGTCACCAAGTTTGAAAATCAAACCACCAATGTAGTTCTCTCGGAGACCTTTCCAATCAAGTTTAGGTGCGAACTGCCATGTCTCAGAAACTTTTTCTTTACCCATCTTTTTACGGATGGTATTGAAAAGTTTCTCAGCAGATTCGTCATCTAATGCTTTCGGGACCCCCGTCTTAAACGCCGAGAAATCTCCATCGATAGCTGCTTTTCTAAGCTTAGAGGCAGACATTCCCTCGACACCCTCAGCATCGGGATCGCGTTCCCCTGCTGAGACAACGTTAATCTCACCAAAGTCGTATAGTTCTCCGTTATACTTAGTTGCGAGTTTTTCAAACTCGCTCTGTCTATCAGCACCAACCATGATGTTGACGTTACTGTATCCGTCCTCATTTGCTTTCTTTAAAACGTCAAATATGCTACGCATACCCTCGTCATTCACAATCCTTTCATCATGTGTTGGATACATCTTTCTCATGTACGAAATTTTTTCATCAGGAGAAAGAGGATTCTTCTTAGGATCTTCTGAACGCGATGGATATATCTTGTAATCCCCACCCTTGGCTTGACGCTTTGTGGCGTCCAGCAATTTCTCATGTCCAACGGTAGGAGGGTTGAACCTTCCAAATGCAACAGTAAGAGTCTCTCCCTCTCTTTCCTTTGAATTTTCAGATTCTTCTCCACCAGAAGGACGACTTTCTGATTCGGGTGCGGGTGCTGCTTTTTGTTTTCCATCCTCTGGTTGAGCGGCACGTTTTTGCTGAGGTTCTAGGTCTTCCTTACTAGGTCCTTTCCCTTTGCTCAGGAGTAGGTCACCCTTGTAAGTTCTGCCCTTGTATGATCCCTGACGGTCATACCAGTTTCCATGACCATCCGATACCAATCCCATGCGCTTTGCTTTTTCAACGGCGCGTGAGACGACTGCTTCTTGGATGAATGATGAAAAACTCTTCATTTATATGGTCCTTCTTAACTATTATTTATCAATATATTTTTAGGAAAGGACCATTTGACGACCCAAACTCTTTTTTTGCCCCATAGTAAAGAACACGACACCACTCTTTCATTTTCTTTTTCTTAGCAATCTCAACCCAACAGTTTGCCCATTCCATGGCTATTAATTTTGAAGAGAACCTACCACCAGAACTTCTATCGGCTTCCGCAGTCTCATAGATGATAGCATTTTCTAAAACATCAGAGAATCCATCTCCAATTTTCTGCCCATCTTTGTAAACTGCAACCTCACCAAACTCAACCATGTTGTTGCTTTTTAATTTATTATACAGATCGATCCAATATTTTTTATCAACATCATTCCATTTACCAACAGGAGGAATATGTGGATGTTTTGTTGCAGAAGATGGTCTTGTCATATTCATACCATCAAAGAACTTATCTAAGGCAACACTTGACACTTTTCCCAGTTTAGCACCAGCATCTTTTCCCTTAGGAGTCAAATCTGTTTGCACTAGATTTCTTGCTTTTGAATACTGAAAATTTCTAGATTGTCCATGAATTTTTCCACCCGCTTTACTTTCAATATCAAATCCCAATTCACCAGTATCGAAAAGATAATTGGTCTTCTTACCAAGAGTTAGATTACACTTAATAGATCCAGGTACAAGATCTAGATCTACTCTCGCGGACTTAGTATCGCCAACGTTTGCAACTTCAACACTTGCAATTTTTTTGGTTTTGGTAATTGCTTTCAAGGACACCCCAATCAATACTTTTGCTTTAAGGGTTTCTTTCATATAAGCGTTAAGAAGAGCGAGTTTTGCCTCCTTGGTCATTCCATCAATATTAGTCAGTTCTTTTATCGTTCCCTCTATTGTTCTCTTCATACTTTTCTTCACCATCACAATGTCCATGGGATTCCAACGATCCTTTACACTAACACCACATTGTGATTTCGCAATACCTTCAATGTAAGGCATAATTCCACTGTCTCTGGAATATTCATACCCCTTTGAAGATCCAAGAAATTTTTTTAAAGCAGTTGCTTGCTTCTCATAAGTTGATTTCCACTCAGCATTATATCCATCATACACTTTCATCATAGAAGAATCGGTCGGAAGTTTTCCAGTCTCTATAAAAGACTCAAAGAAAACTCTCGACCCGTTCTCTTGCTTCGCAGTCTCTATCGCGTTCGTCGCCATAGTTCTTTTTAGAACTATTTAGAGATTACTTCGTCTTTTTTATTAAAACCAAAAGGTCCTTCCTTCTCTTCAAGCGCAAGTTTTAACGCAAGTCCACCAACTGCTTCCATGACTTTAAGAATCTGCTCAGGTTTAGCATCTTCTCCTAGTTCTTTGGCAACATACCAATACTTGGGCCAGAAGGTTTCTCCTGCTTTTTGGTAGTCTTCTAGTGTAAGTAGTTTCATAGATCCCCTTCTACACGATTTTCAGAACGTTCAATACTGAATGCACCCTCAGGATAACGAGCACTCAGTTTCTCAAAGTTCATCTTCATCACCTCATCAATACTGATGTCCAGTGCCATACATGCCTGTGCAAGATACCACATGATATCTCCCAGTTCGCGTTTCATATGGAAGATGTTCTCTTCATTGTAGGGTTTGCCTTGAAAAACGATCTTCTTCACGACCTCAGTAAACTCACCTGCCTCAGCACCAAGACCGAGAGCAGCAGTCAACAGTTGAGTGACGTTGCAGTCGTTTTCTAGTTCAAGAGTATTGGTGCGAGTAAGGAAAGCAGCATAATCCAAAGACGGATCACTGGTGGTCTCTTTCACAAACTCAACGTACTTTTCAGAATCAATCATTAGAATTTTAGTTCGGAGAATTTTTTCTTGAAATCGGTTTTCTCTTCGTAATTATACTCCTCATCGTTCCCACTGTCAAGGATATCGTCCTGTGCTTTTTGCTCGCAATCATAAAGACGCATCTTGGCACGGTCGATACCGACCACGAACCGTTTGTTGATGGTTGGATCGTTGTATCGATTCTTCAATTGCTTCACCATAATCTGTCCCAACTCTTCCAATTCCTCAGTTGAAATAAGGGCAAGCATAAGGTCAGCAGTAGCAGGGAGACCAAAGGACTCACTAGTATCAGTGATGTCAACGTCAGAGCTACCATAACCAGAACGGGTAGTCTGGGTGGCAGATACGATAGGTACGTTCGCTTCGACAGCGAGTCCTCTAAGCTCCTCAGCAATCGACTTAACAAGTGTATAGGAATTGATATTGGCAGACCCTTTGTAACGCGAAGAGGCACAAATATTGAGATAGTCCACGAATATAATATCAGGTCGAAAAGACTTTTTAAGTGCAAGTTCATTAAGGAGTGACCTAAAATGTCCACTATGTGCGCTCGCGGTTGGATACTCCTTAATAATTAGGTGCCCCTGTGTCTTACTAGCAATATTGTTGACTTTCTTATCAAACATTTGTTTGGGAAGATCAACAATATCCTGAATGTTTACATTGAGGAGGTTTGCGTCAATTCGCTCAGCAATTTTCTCCTCTGCCATTTCACATGTAATATAGAGTACGTTTCTGCCCTGCATGAGCGCGGCACTAGCGACGTGGCACATGAATAAAGATTTGCCGACGCCCGTTCCAGCAAGAGCGATGTTGAGAGTCTTATTAGGGAGACCACCTTTGGTAATTTTGTTGAGATATTCCAGGTCGAATGGGATCTTGTCTTCCTTTCTATGGTAGAGAGCATAGCGTTCTTCGTAGTCTTCTAGGTAGTTGTGTCCAACATGATTATCAAATGATACCGCAAGGGCATCAGACAGAATGGAAGGAATGGCATCACGACCCTTTCTTTCGTCTTTGCCATCTGCCAGAGCAATAGACTCCATGAGTGCCAGGTATATAGCACGATCTCGACACCAACGTTCTGTGGTGTCACATAACCAAACAAAGTCAGCAGGTTCCTTGTCCAAGTAAGA